GCGGAGGTTCTAGCAGCAGTTTTTAATCCGTATACGTCTACGGTGTTCCAAGTAGTGTTGTTCCAGGAATAGGTTTTGTTCCAGCTATACGGTTTTGCCGGCCCTGTAGGGGTAATGTCAGTCATTATGCGGCTCCCATGCTGTGAATCCTGGTGTCTTCTTCAAGATACTCTTTAACTCGTTTTGCAAATTTACGTGCTTCAGACTCTGAGGCCTGAGCAATAGAGAGGTTGATGGTTACGTTGTTTCCGCCCCTTTTGCTGCCAAAAACCTTGTCTTTACGGTAATCCTTAGCCACATCGGCAGGGAGAATGGTCTCACCCTGGTGAACGTTTACTGGCCCGTCTTGGGTTACGTTAAGGATGCCTTCTGAAGCACCACGAACGTTAGACAAATAACCGTTGCCCATACTGCGCCCAGAAATCTTAGAGTAAGAACCCCCCATGCCTTTGGTCGCTGAACTGACCGAACTAGATGCGTTGCCAGACATCGAACTAACCCTAATGGCACTAGCTTGAGTTCCACCAGAAACTCCTGATGTTCCAGCAGTAACTAGGCTAGGCGCAGGTGCTGAACCAGAATTAAACAATGAGTCTGCAGTTGCTCCCCAAGTCGATGCTTGCAAAGCTGAAGATGAGAACCCAATACCTAGGTAAGGGGCTGGGTTAATTCTGCTACCGCCTTGCCAAAGTTCGAAGTGAAGGTGGGCTCCAGAAGTCTGTGTGCCAGAGTTTCCAGAGTAACCAATTAACTCACCTTGTGCAACAGTAACTCCTGATGGAGCAGACTTGCGACTAAGGTGAGCATACTGGGTGGAAAATCCTCCAGCGTGAGTAACTCGGATAACCTGCCCGAGCGCAGAGCTGTCGTTGTAAGAAACAGTTCCAGCAGCTGCAGCAACAACTGGGCTTCCTTCAGACACTCCGTAGTCAATTCCGTGGTGCCCTGTAGCGCCCCATAGGCCGCCTTTCTGACCAAAGTGTGCGGTTATAGCGCCTTTAGCTGGAGCCATCAGTTGCAGTGCGCCAGTGCCAGAAGAAGAACCTGTTCCTACCGAGTTTTCAGGACCACCAGTAAAGTATCCAATTGCGCCACCAGCAAGAGCGCCAACTCCAGCACCTATTGCAGTTCCTAATCCGGGATTAATCATGGACCCTACCATGGCACCAATACCAGCAAAGTTTCCTGCCTGAGTTAATGCGTTAGATACTTGCGATGAAGCACCCATTGAAGATGCTGCCATGCCCGCAACGTTTCCTGCCACACCAGCAACCAACCCCGGTCCTACACCTTTAAGTCCTTTTACTGCTAGTGATGGCTTGGCTCCCGCATTTTTACCTCCAGCAGTGCCCATCAGTTTACTGGCAGCACCCATCATCAGCATAGAACCAGCAATGTTGGAAACCCCGCCAACTAGCGAGCTTCCAATTTGCAAAGCGCCACTACCAGGCTGGCTTCCAGCAAGAGCAGCTGCCCAAGAGTTAAGAGAACCAAATGTAGCCGCCAAGTCTCCTGAAACTTTATTAAGCACTTCTAGGTTATCTGCGGCAGTTTGAAGCCCAGCAATGTATTGTGACTCTCCCCTGGACTGTGCTCCAGTAGTTGAAGAGTTAATTTGATAAGCAGCATTGAACGGGTTGTCATTACCCGCAGCAGCCATAGAGGAACGAATCTTGTCCATAGCTTTAGGGTCTGACAAGTCCATGTTGTTGCCTTTAGCACGTTCAATCATGTACTGAGAGAACATTGCCTGTTGGTCTGCGGTCATACCTGAAGCTTGGATGGACGCACCCAAAGCACCACGGTAAAGTGACTCACGAGTATCTTCAACAGAAGCTCTGCCTCGACCAGCGGTCATACGTGCAGCTAGTTGCTCAAAAATTTGTGCTTGGCTAAACGCTTTACCAGTTTGCAAACTAGATGTAGAAATACCAAAGTTGCGCATCAAAGTAGAAGACATGGCTCCGGTGTTCATGCCTGCAATAGCACTGGCTGCCTTGTCCGTTTCCATGTTTAGGTACTTAGTTGCATTACCTGCTCCACGAACTACATTCATGTAGTGGCTGCCGGCTGATGCGCTAAAATTTACGCCCATGTTAGACAAGTTCTGGGCGACCATGGCGTCTACACCAACAGAGCTAAGCCCACCTGCAAGTCCGCTAAACGTGGCTTGAGAAAGTTGCTGACGGTTGATTCCGCCCATCATACGACTGGAGTTGTAGTACCCTCCAGCACGAGCTAGGGTTCCTGCAACGTCCGGCATCATGCCGAATCCACCAGAAACCATGCCCCCAATCATTCCTAGAGAACCAGAAAGAATGTTTGCTTTACCTTGACCAATAGCCGAGCCGCCAAGGATGCCCATCGTCTTTTCAGCACGGTCACCGAGCTGTTCAACGGCTTTAGTTAACGCAGCAATGTCGTCAATTGCACTTGGCATAACACATCCTTAAATCTTTCCAAACTCCTTGGCCATCTCTAGCCAATTAGTGCGTTCTCTGGGGCTTAGCTGCTTGATTTCTTTAAGCGGCCATTTGTGTAGCTCTGCGAGTAAATGCCATTCCCTAAATAGGGAGTTGTAATTCAAAACGCTAGAATTGAAACAAAGCTCCGAGAGTAATCGGAACCACTACCTCTCCACCACAATCAGGGCAAGCAATAGTTACATCATTAAACTGCGGCCCAGGAGCACGCTTTGAAATTTCTTCACCAATCTTGCGACGGTCTACAATTCCTAAGCCCTGTACCTGACCCTTGCTGATGACTGGGTTGCCATCAATTTCAAGAACAGTCTGCTCAAGCAAAATGGTCTGAAGCTCAGCCATGCTCTTGTCAGTGTTAGAGGTGATTTCCTTCTGGGTGTACCCAGTAGGTAGCTGCACCAAGAATTCTTTGTCCTTGCCCAATACTGTAAAGCGTCGGTCTGTTACAGGGTCAACAAGGACTTTTGATTTGATGTCGGAGTCAATACTAACCTCAACTTCTTTGCTTTCGTTACAGCCACCACACCAACAGATGAGTGTAGCATTTGGCCCAAAAGTAGCTTTGTAGATACCAAGAAGAAGAGCATCACGGTCACCCGCAAGCATCTTGTCCAAGATTTCTTCTGTAGCCTTTTCAGTTCCTACTGAAACTACGCCACGGTTCAAGATGATTGGGAATACCTTGTTAAGGCTAGACGCCTTAGTGATAATCTCTTCATCTCGCCCAGTGAGTTCTCGCACCTCGGCGGTCCTGACGACCTCCCCAGCGGCACTTACGTAGCCGCCAGGGAGAGTCACCAAGGTTTCCAAAGGAGGAGTTATTGCTGCTGGCTGGGTTACCTTCTCAGGTTCAGCCGTTGCTTGTGAAATCAAATTGTTTGCCATCGCAGGGTTTGATGCTGCGTTTAGAGAATTTGTAGTCATTTAGTTATCCTTATTATTATGCGTCGAAGTTTGCTGCACCAGTAAGCTCGTTTGGAGCCCACTTGATGTCGAAGCCTTCGTGTACGAGGGTTAGCTGCTCTACCAGAATAGCGTTGTCACCAGCGTTTAGGTCTGAGTAAGCAACTGAGGTTGGCCAGCAGTTGTATACCTGAAAACGCATAGCGGTGTGGTCGTCAGCTGAGATGCTACCAGGAACATCTGCACCTGAACCAGCGATTGGGTGTGATAGCACCTGAATCTCTAGGTCAGCACGGAAGTTCTGTGCCTGAGTACCTGCTGAACCACCCTGAACGGTAGCAAACAACTTGCGCATCCAGTCCCAGTGCTGCTGAGTGCCGAGAACGACACCACGCTGCAAGGTGATAGGTGCGAAAGTAGTCTGACCAGGAATCTGGTGGACAGTGGTGTTGTATCCACCTTCACGATAAGGGATGCTGTCGGTGGTAACCGAAAGACCCGAAATCGAGGTGAATCCAACAGTAACGTTCTTAGGAACGTTAGCTAGCCAGTCAGCACCTGCGTTGTTAGGTGCTAGCGGCTTGAAGGTAACCAGAAACCTAAAGTTTCTGATTGGGTCGGTCGCAATTTGCGAACGGTTATTGATGATAGTAGGCATTTATTCCTTCTCCTTCGGTTAGTTCGAGGTCTTCTGGCTGAGGTTAATTACCACAAACTCAGCAGGATACTCAAGAGCCACACCGATTTCGATGTGTACTTCACCCAGAGCGATTGACTCTGCGCTGTTGTTTTCGGCATCTACCTTAACGAAGAATGCATCTGCTGCGGTTGCGCCACGTAGGCCACCTGCGTTGCGGTAGTCGTTCAAGAACACGGTGATGCCGGTGCGGATACGTGCCCACAACTTCTCGTCGTTGTTCTCAAATAGAGCAAACTGAGTCAGGTCTTCGAGCTGCTTCTTGATGTAAATCAAGCTGCGGCGCATGTTGACGTAGCGGTTTGCGGTTCCGTCCTGCTTCAAAGTGCGAGCACCCATAGAAACAATTCCAGCACCAGGCAAGTTACGTAGTGCGTTTACCGGTGCAGCAGCAGAGTTCAAGCTGTCAAGCTCTGCGTTAGTGAATGCCTTCTCTAGAGAAACGGCGCTACGAATAGCTGCTCGGATACCTGCAGGGGCCTTGAACGGACCAGTCTGACGGTCGGTCTGAATGTAAAGACCGGCAACAGCTGCTGCAGGTCCAGACTTACGTAGTGACTGCGAGCTGCGGCCTAGTGGGTCCTGAATGAAAAGGTTCGGGTAGTACACTGCGGCGTTTGCGGTCTTGGTTAGTGTTCCTGCGTAGGTTAATGCTTGAGCAGCAGTTAGGTTAGGTGCAGTGTCAAGAACAGCAAAACCGTCGTTGGCGTTAGCCCAAACAATCATTGCGTTGTGAAGGTCATCA